AGGCCGCGGCGGACGAGATCCTCGCGCACTACGAGGCGAAGCAGGAGCCGGACACGATCGCCGGAACGGCGGTGCAGTCTGACGGCGGCGGCGACGGGGGATCAGGATCCAGCGGAGGCTCGAAGAGCAATCCCGGAGATCCGGGTACATCCTCCATGCAGGCGCCGTTCCAGCGCAAGGCGAGCGCGCGAGAGATCCGTGAATTCTACCGCCGCAACAAGGTCCTCTACCGCGACGCCCTGGTGCGACGCGGCGCTGTCGACGAAGAGACGCGCACTGTTCGACTGAGCTTCTCGTCCGAGTACCCCGCAGAGCGATGGTTCGGGATCGAGATCCTGAGCCACGACCCAGAAGACGTGAATCTGTCGCGCCTGCGAAACGGCGCGGCGCTTCTCCGCGAACATTTCAGCGACGAGCAGATCGGCGTCATCGAGCGTGCATGGCTCGACGGCCGCAAGGGTCGCGCGGTGGTGCGCTTCGCGAAGACGCCGCTGGCGGAGAAGGAGTTCCAGATGGTCGTCGACGAGATCCGCAGGAAGGTGTCCGTGGGATACCAGGTGACGGGGATCGTCGACGAGACGGAGAACGAGGACGGCGTCCCGGTCTATCGCGTGGCCTGGGAGCCGTTGGAAATCTCGATCGTGTCCATTCCGTTGGATGACACGGTCGGTGTCGGTCGCAAGAAGTCGACCGGAATGAGCGCCGCCATGGGGGCGGCTGGCAATGGGAAGACGAAGGGAAGGGAGAGTGGCATGGAGCTGACGAAGGACACCGCCCCCGCGGTCGAGCCCGTGGTGGACGTGGACAAGGTGACGAACGAGGCGCGCGAGGCGGAGCGCAAGCGCGTGGCGGAGCTGCTGGACATCGGGCGGCAGTTCCCGGAAATGGAGGAGCTGGCGCGGCAGTTCATCGACAACGGTGGCAGCGTCGATGAGTTCCGCAAGGCCGCGTTCGAGCGGCTGAAGAGCAAGGGCGTGGTCCGCGAGGCGCCCCGGGTGAGCGAGCCCGGTCTGACCGAGAAGGACCTGGCGAACTACTCGATCTTCCGTGCCCTGAAGGCGCAGAAGGCGAGCCCCGATCGGTGGGACGGTCTCGAACGCGAGATCAGCGACCAGATCGCCGAGGAAACCGGGCGTCCCGCGCGCGGCGTCTACGTACCCGCGGCCGCGCTGCTGCGCAGCACCGTGACGACCGGCGCCTTGGGCGGCGGGAACCTGGTGGGGACCGACCATCTCGGCGCGAACTTCATCGAGTACCTGCGGCCCCGGTCGGTGCTCCTGAGCCTCGGTGCGATGACCCTGCCGGGACTGGTCGGTGACGTGGACATCCCCTCGCAGGTCGCCGGTGCGGGAACGTACTGGATCGACAACGAGGCGGGCGACGTGACCGAGAACACGGCGACCCTGTTCGGGACCCTGAGCCTGTCGCCGAAGACCGTCGGTGCGAAGGTTCCGGTCACCCGCAAGATGCTGCTCCAGAGTGACCCGGTCGTCGACCGGATCATCGCGAACAGCCTGACCCGGGACCTGCCCACGGCGATCGACATCGCCGGGATCAACGGCGGCGGCACCAACGAGCCGACCGGGATCCTGCAGACCAGCGGCATCGGCGACGTGGCCGGCGGGACCAACGGTGCCGCGCCGACCTGGTCGCACGTCGTGAACCTGGAACGTGAGGTGGCGATCGACAACGCCGACATCGGCGCGCTGGCCTACCTGACGACTCCCCAGGCGAAGGCGAAGCTCAAGACGACCGAGACCGCGAGCGGAAGCGGGCGTTTCGTTTGGCCGGAGACGGCGAACGAGATGAATGGCTACCGCGCGGTCGCGTCGAACAACGTGCCGAGCAACCTGACGAAGGGAACCGGCTCGAACCTGAGCGCGATCATCTTCGGCAACTTCAACGATGTCGTGATGGGCATGTGGGGCTCTCTCGATCTCAAGATCGACGAGATCACCAACGCCGACCGTGGCGGGATGATCATCCGAGCGTTCCAGGATATCGACATCGGTCTGCGTCACGCGGCGAGCTTCGCGGCGATGCAGGACGCCATCACCACCTGATCGTGACGACGGTCAGCACGAAGAACGGTGGGGCCGGCCTTGTTGCCGGCCTCACCAGAATGCGAGTGGAGGAAGCGATGGAACAGGTGTGGGTGAAGATCTTGCGGGACACGCGGTCCGGTGGGAAGCGAGTCGCCGCGGGCGAGGTGTTGAGGGTCGACCTGCGCGAGGCGCGCAAGCTGATCGGTGCAGGCAAGGCCGACGTGACCACCGCGCCGAAGTCGAAGAGCGTCGAGGCTCCGAAGGTCGACGCCGGCAAGAAGGCGAAGAAGGGCGCGAGGGAGTAGCCGATGCCCTCGATTCCCGACCCGTCCGAGCTGATCGATCAAAACGCGCCGTTGGCGTACAAGATCCAGCTCACCGCGAACCCGACGATCCAGGCGTGGGGTTATTGGTTCAGCGCGACGGTCGAGGATGAGGAGATCGCGGGCACGTCGCATGAGTTCCTTGCCGACGTGTCGACGTTCCCGGCCTCTGTATTGGAGCCTGGGACGCAGTACACGCTGGACGGCGGGACCTACTACCTGCGCGAGGCGCGTGAGCATGGGACCGGCCTGACTGTGCTGGTCCTGGAGGAGGGCTGATGAGCGCTTTCATGGGTTTCGACATCATGGGCTCGACTCGCGCCCTTCAAGCTCACCTGACGGCGACGCAGAAGAAGCACATTCCGCGGGCGAAGGTCTTCGCGGTCAATCGCGTGGCCACGCGTGTGAAGTCCCGGGCGACGAAGCGGGTCGCGGCGGAGAAAAACATCCGCCCCGCGAAGATCGTCCGGAAGCGGTTCCACGTTCGGCGCGCGACCTGGCGGCGGCAATGGGCGTCCGTCAGCGTATTTCTTCGGCCGGTCTCGTGGAAGTCGCTGGGAGCAAAACAGAACAAGCGCGGGGTGAGGGCGAAGGGTGGCAGATTCCGCGCTGGGGGATTCATGGGTCCAAAGCCTGGACTGGTTGCCATCAAGCTACGTGGTCACGCCTTTGTGCGTGAAGAGACGGACAGGACGCCGATCGAGAAACTCGTCGTTGAGGTCGAGGGAACGGCAAGGCGCGTAACGGATCGCCTCGTGAAAGTGGCTGCGCGCCGCTGGTTCCGCAAGGAGTTCGAGCACGATCTGAACCGGAGGATCAAGCGTGGCGCACGGTAGGCAGCAGATTCGCGATGCGGCGGTCTCGGCCGTGACCGGGCTGCCGATCACCGGCAGCAACGTCTACAGCGGACGCGCCTATCGGAAGGTCAAGCTGCCATGCCTGTCGGTCTATACGCCGACGGAGGCGGCCTCTCCGGGCGAGGACCTGGTCATGGGCTCCACGAAGCAGGAGCGCACGTTGGTGTTGGAGATCGTCGCGACCGCGAAGAAGCGGGCGGACATCGATGACTACCTGGACGACATCTGCGCGGACGTTGAGGCGGCGATCGCCGCCGACGCAACGCTCGCGGGGCTTGTCAAGACGATCGCATACGTCGGCACGGAGATCGAGCTGACGGGCGAGTTGGAGGACGACGCGGGAAACGCCGCGATGAGGTGGGAGGTGGTCTACCGGGTCGATCAGGCCGATCCGGAGACGATCATCTCGTGATGGGAGGACGAAGAAGTGGCGACGTATCACGGCAAGGACGGAGAGGTCTATGTCGGCGGCTCGATCTGTGGCGAGGTGGTCGATTTCACCTATACGAGCAGCAGCGAGCTCGCGGACGACACGGCGAAGGGCGACACGAGTCGTAGCTATCTGCCGGGTCTGAAGGACGGGCAGACGCAGCTCGTGATGAACTTCGATCCCGGCGACACCCAGCAGAACTCCCTGGTCGAGGGGGCGAGCGTGACGCTCGCGCTCTACCCGGAGGACGGGAAGGCGACCGGCAACGTCGAGTTGACCGGCACGGCCTGGGTGGAGTCGGCCGAGATCGGGGTGCCCCTCGGTGACAAGGTCACCTACAACGTGACGCTGAAGGGCTACCTGACGAAGGGGACGGCGGCGTAATGGCTGGCGGCAATCCCACCCTGGAGGCCGCGAAGCGCCATTGGGCACAACGACTTCAGAACGATCCTCGGACCATCGAGGTCCCCGAATGGGAGCTCACGGTCCACGTCTGGCCGGCAACACTCGAGGAGCGGGCGCGCTACATCGAGACCGAGGGCCTCGAGCGCGCTGTCGATCTGGTCATCGTGCGGGCGAAGCACGAGGACGGAACGCCGGTGTTCCAGCCTGGCGAGCGGAGCACGCTTCTGCGCCGGGTCGATCCAGACGTTCTGCTGCGGCTTGCGGCGGAGATCCTCGAGGGAGACAACGAGCCCTCCCCACGAGAGGTCGCGGAGGATTTCGACGAGTCCCCGGCCTCCGACTGATCGTCGAGGTCGGTCTGCGTCTCGGCAAGACGCCCAGCGAGGTGATGCAGATGCGGGTCGGGGACTTCAACGTTGTGGCGGCATATCTGGCCGCTGAGAAGAGGGGCTGGAAGTGAGCGTGCGAGCTCAGTATATCATCGGCGCGAAGGACAAGACGAAGCAGGCGACGCGCTCTGTGCTTCGCAACTTCAAGTCGATGGACAAGGCCGCTGCGGCCCTGGGCGTGGGGATCGGTGCGGCCTTGGGCGCCGCGGGCGCCGGCGCGGCGATGCTCGCGTTCACGGAGCGCGTCGCGAAGAGCCTGGATGCGCTCGACAAGATGAGCAAGCGGATGGGTGAATCGGCCGCGACGGTCGACTCCTGGACGCATGTCGTGACACTCGGGGGCGCCTCTGCTGAGACGCTTGAGAAGGCGACGAAGGCAGCGAACAAGGCCCTTGGTGACGCATCGATCGGGATCGGGACCGCGCGCGACTATTTCAAGCTCCTCAACATTTCCATCCGTGACAACGAGGGCCTCTTGAAGAGTGTCCCTCAACTCATGATCGAGTTCGCGGACAAGCAGAAGCTGCTCGGCAGCGAGGCGGAGCGGTCGGCGGCTGCGCAGGCGATCTTCGGGCGCGCGGGCACGCAGCTTCTTCCGGTCTTCCGGCAGGGAAGCGAGGCCATCAAGAAGCAGCTTATCGAGGCGCGCGCTCTCGGCGTCCGCTATGGGGAGCTGGCCGAGGCGGGTGCCGAGGTCGTTGATTCGCAGGCGCGCTTCGATCGGGCGATGCGCTCTGTCGGTGATACGCTGACGGTGGCGGTGATGCCGGCGCTTGCCCGGGTCGGAAACTACATGGCGGACAAGCTTCTGGACGTAATCACAAAGACGACGAAGGAGTGGAGGCTCTTCGTCGCGGGCCTTGCAGTGAGCGGGGATCTCGCGGGAACCGAATCTGAGCTCGCGGAGATCAAGGACGAGATCGCGAAGACCGGAGCCGATCTTGAAGCTGCCGAGAAGTCAGCCGACAAGCTTGGGGGCTCTCTCAAGGAAACATACCGCAAAGCTGAAACAGGAATCCTGGGATATCTCGAAACGCAAGAGTCAATGGGCTTGGCTGGCCCGTGGAAAGAAGCGAACGACGAAATCGAGCGGCTCAAGCAGAAGCTGGAGGACTTGAAGCGCAAGGAGGAGGACCTTGCGCGCGTCCGGCAGGAGCTGCTGGATGGGCAGGCCGCGAGGGAAAAGCAAGAGCTGAGGGCCCGCGAGGAGCGCGCGGAAGAGCTCTACAAGCGTGAGCTTGAAGCCAGACGCCGATCTCTAGCAGAACAGCGCAAGGTCATTGGAGATTTTTGGGCAGCGAACGCGGAGACCGAACTGGAATTTTTGGAGGATAGTACTGCCGAGCATTTGGATGCTCTTGTCAAGAGGTACGATGCGGAATACGGCCTGTTCGTTGCCTTCGAGGAGAAGAAGAAGGAGTACCGCCTCGACACGGAGGGGAAGATCTTCAAGAACTCGCTGGAGTTGTATGCGCTTGGTGCGGAAACCTTCGCGGATCTGTACATCGACGCCTTCAGTCGGCTGATTGCCTACGGGGACAAGACGGCGGATCTCTTCGAGAAGGCATGGAGGTCTGCGATCGCGTCGGTTGCCGCCGAGCTCCTGAAGATGCTTGCGATCAAGGGAATCATCGCTCTTGCCAACCTGTTCTCTCCTGCGGCGGGTGCATTTGTCGCCGGCCTTTTCAACGAAACCACGCCGACCGGCGGCGAGGTGTCTGCGGCGTCCGCCGCCGCGCCAGCGGGCGGGCAACTCTTTGGGCTAGCCCCGGCTCCGGCGGCGGCGCCCGCCGTCATTGACAATCGCCGGTCGATCACGATCCAGACAATCACGCCGGCGGCCGCGATCGACCTGTTGCAGCTCGACCTTGCGAGCCAGGACGCCGCCTTGACCGGTGCGCAGTTCCAGCTCGCATAGAGGGGGTGACGCGACGTGCTGAAAATCGTCTCTGAT